GAACAACTCGGCGAACTGGCTCCAGTCGCCAAAGCCACCCCGCTTGTAGATGACATACGGCGCGGCCTTCATGAGTAAACCCAAATCTTTCTTCGTGCCAGATTCTACAATGAACTTACTCCACATCGGATCATTGATGTAATCAACGCCCGTTGTGATGTTGGCATAGCTTTGGGCAACAATGTGGCGTTCCGGTACAACGTTTGCGCGGTTAAATTGCTCAACCTTTGCAATCACGCCCGCCTCTGGTACCAGCTCAATTAACGCATGCCCGTACCCTATGCGTGACATGCCAATCTTGTTAAGCTCGTAAAACCACGGTGTTTCAAGAAGCGTGTCTCGCAACCCATCATCAGCCATCCCGCCTTCGTTTGGAACAAAAAGCAGCTTTTTGTTGGTGATGTTCATCACCCGCTTACCCATTACCGAAGTCAGGTGTGCGTCCACCTCTATGGAGTCATACAACTCATAGAGCAGCTTGCGGCGCGGATTAATGGCATTACGGGCTGCATCAATGGCTTGCCGCCACTTACCTATGTCTTGGCTGACCAAGACAATATTATTCACCTGTATCTGTGTTGCGAGCGGCATATACGTTTTGCCGATGCGAGCTGATTGCGGACTGGCTGCCATAAATTCGATTTTAGCGCGTTTCGCCCTTTGGGCTATATTATTTGCCGTCACTGAACAGATCGTTCAAAAAACGGCCTTTGGTGGCGTTTGGGAGCGGTTAAAACTGGTTGTTCCGTTTCTCATTACCGCCAAACCGGACATAATCGGTAATCCCATCGGGGACAACAGGCAGGTCGGGCGGGTTGATTTCACCCGCCCGAATCCCGTCTAACCACTCCTTCGCGTAGCGATAACGTTCACGGCGATCTTCAGGCACCTGATTGTAGGCAATACGGCCATGCAGGTGATACAGTACCATATCAACAAGGTACATGACAACAACCGGGTTGCGGTCGTCGCCAGTCTCGCTGAATATGGACTGAGTATCATACCGTGCGGATAAGTACCCGGCCATTTCCTGAATGACCCGGGTTTCGGTGATTACCCTGATTTGATCGTCATAGTCAATGATAGAGTCGAATACCTCCGACTGAATCACTGAATCGTAATCGCTGCGCGTTAGGAATGGCATCTCTAAATGGCGTAATTAGTGGTTAACACTTCTGTTTTGGCTTTACCATTGCCACCCTTATTGACAGACACACGCGAATCAAACGTTTTTGTGTGCCAGCCAAATTGCAAGGTGTATTGAGTAAGCAGATCAGATGGATACGAGCTGAGCATAAACTTTCCTTCGATTTTAGAAAGCGCAACCAAAAGCGCCTCAAAATCATCTTTGGAGTAGCCGTCGTAATGCCCCATATCTGAATTGTAATATGGCGGATCGCAATAGAAAAATGCCACCTTCGAATCACGGCTGCTGATAATACGCAGTGCGTCCATACATTCAATCTGAACATTCTGAAGCCGAATCGCATACTCTTCAGTAAACGACTCTACTTTGTTTTTCAGCTTGAGCGAAGTGGTGTTTTTCTTTGTCTTGTCGAAGCCATACGGCCCGTCAAGCTTTGACGAAAAAGAAACAGCGGCTTTGAACCAAACAGCCCACGCCCTGTCAATTTCAGTAAACATATCAGGATTGTCATAAATGACACAAGCCTGCCGGTACTGATCGCGGCTGTGCAAGCTGATCCTGATTTTCTTTTCCAACGACACAAAGTCATTCTGAACCGTTCGGTAAAAAGAAATCAGCGACTTATTGGTGTCGTTGACCACTTCAATTGCCGAGGGTTCTTTTTTCCAAAACACGGCACCGCCGCCGATAAATGGCTCAGCATACAGTTCGTGGTTTGGGATTAACGGAATAATGGCTGGGGCCATTTTCTGTTTACCACCATAATAGGTGATAGGAGTCTTCATACGCGCTTTTTGTTTAGTGCCCGCACTCCGAGTTCAGGCGGGCTATTAGACAGAACTCCTTGCTGGAGCAGGAAAATCGCACCCTCCAGTGCGTCAGGGCCGTCATCAGCCGTGCGCGTACCCGGCCTAAACGAAATAAACTGCTGAATAAACTCTTTGGTGTGGTGCTCCCCCTGCAAGGAGGCTTCAAAGAACACCTCACCCCGCTCAAAGTAACCGGCTATGCCCTGAATTCGTGCATGCTTGTCGGGCTTTTTCCGGGTGTCACCCTGTACCGGCACAGGGTAACCTTTGCGACGAGCGGCTGCCGCAAAATCTTTGTATAGTATAGATTGGAAGAAAACCTCCTCCATTAATAATCGGTAAGCACCATTTCCGCGCTTCACGTGTGCATCAATAGCATACGACCAATCAACAAACTCCTCCGGCGTAGCGTTAGCACAAAAAACCTTATGAATGTGATATTCTCCATTCATAATACCTACAAGAACAAGCGACTTTGTATCACTCGTTTTTGTTTTTTTGAAGCCCGGGTCTAAGTAAGCAATTAGCGGGTAATTGTAAGCCGTAAGCTTCGGCAGCGGCTTGAATTGCATCCACTCCTTTTTAAAGGTTGTGCCGTTTACCTGTGGGTCGTTGAAGTATTCGCCCTGCGCGTTAACGCTGCCCATTTTATCGACCATATAAGCAATATCCATCAACTGGAATCGCTGCGGCCAGCTTGGCATCATACCAAGTTTTGCGTAATCCAAAGCTCGCCCCAACACCCGTCGCTCTGCCTTTTCTTTACAATTGGCAAGCCTTTCTGTAAGCTGCTTAACCAGCTTTTTGTCAACCGGCCCTTTTTGCAGAGCATCGATTTGCTCAACATCATCCGCCTGTTCAGATGCCCGCAAAACGATTGCATCCGGCGCAATAACGTTGTTGACCACCACAAAACGAGCCTTGCCGGTCAAGCTGAACGTACCAAACAGCGACTTGCTTACCCACTCCCAAAGCTGATCCAAACGCTTGGGGTTCCGACAGACTTCGTCATCGTCAATATCGTCGAGCAAAATGAAATCCGGACGCGCTTCTTGATTTCTGGTACCACGCGGCGATTGCCCGGCACCAATAGCGCGTATAGAAACACCATCACGAGTCACCCATTTACCGGCCTCCCACTGGTTAAGTGATACGAAGGGGCCAAAGTCATGAATCAGGCGTTGATTGGCTTCGAGTTCAGAGATCATCGCCCGGCAAAGCTCAACAGCGTTGTCAAAGCTCCGCGATGCCAAAAGCATCGTCTTTAACTCACCGCGAACCATCAGCAAGACAGGGGCAAACACCCCCGCAGTTACCGATTTAGCATGGTCACGCGACCACTTACGCACCATGTAGATGCGCTTGTTTTTGAGCAGCTTATCCATGAATCGCCGGTGGAATGGCGCGAATTCACTGCTTGCGTAATGCGGGAAGTAGTATTTACAAAAAGCCTCATGGTCGGATTTGAGCCGATCAATTCGCGCTTTTTGTTGACCCGGCGATTCTGAATAATCAACGGGTGTTTCTTTGGCGATGTTTTTTTTAAAGGCATCCCAATCGACGAGTGCCTGCTTATCGGTGAGCTTCATCGCGTCTTACTTTTTATGAGCAGATCGACTGCCTCAACTACCGGAGTAACAAGCGCAGGCTTTTCAATTCGCACAAGCTCAACCATAAGCTTCCCCACGTCGATGATTTCGGACACCCCAAGTTCAGACTCAAGCTGCTTAATCGCGCTTGCAATCTTTACCTGCGAGTCGGCCTCTTTTGCATCGGGATAACGCTTACCCTCTGGCTTCTGCGCGATTTCAGAGGTAAGCTCATTCAGCTGAGCGTACAGGTTGCGAATCTGCTGATCCTTTGTAATCAGCATTGATGTGCGGAGCTCGTCCCACTTTCCCGCCTTCACCCATTGAACCATCGTTTTTTCACTCACGCCAACCCTGCTGGCCACCTCCTTTTGCGTTAGCAAAAGCTTTACAAAGTAATCCTGCGCGATGCTTTTTTTCTGCTGTATGGTCAAAGACATGGTACAAATATCACCCACTCAAAGTGGGGGCAAAACACCTATTGTTTTGTAAAGTTTTTATCACACTTTTATCCTGTATTTGCTTATCTATCAGATAGTAAACCTGTTTTTAGGCGTTTTTTTACAATGCAAATTTGTCACAGAAATCAAGAACGAGCACCGAAAAGATGGCATCATTCATTCTGTCCGACGAAACACCCAACAGCTACGGCTTCATAGTAATGACGGCGGGCATAAGCCTTGACCGCTTTATGATGAACCCGGTGATGCTTCACAATCATCGTGAGGGTGAGTTGATTGGCAAGTGGACAAACCTTCGCGTTGAAAAAGATCAGCTTCTTGCTGACGCTGTTTTTGATGAAGACGACGAGCTTGCCTTATCTGTAAAAGGCAAGGTTGATCGCGGCTTTTTAAAAGGCGTTTCAATTGGTTTCACGTTCGATGAAACAGAATGGCGCGATAACGTCCTGTACGTTACCAAATCGACGCTTATTGAAGCGTCACTCACTCCTAAACCTTCAAATGGTAGCGCCCTCCGCATTTATGACAGTGAGGGCCAATTGATGTCCGGCGATCAGCTTCGCAGCTTCGTAGAGTTGCAAGCTGGTCGTGCGGGCGATTCCCTTGTATTCAAATCCAACTCAAATATGAAACTCGTTGCAACAACGCTCGGGCTGGCCGCTACAGCCACTGAAGAGCAGGTATGTGAGGCTGTGGCCTCGCTTAAAAAGCTGGCCGCCGACAATGCTGCTGAGCTTGAAGCAAAAAACAAAGAGCTGAAAGCGCTCAAGGATAAAGCGGACGCAGATCGCAAACTGGCTATTGAGGGGGCTTTGACAGCCGCCAAAAAAGACAACCGCATTATGGAGTCTGAAGTTGAAAACTGGCGGCAAATGCTTGAACTCAACTTTGAGTCCGCGAATTCCATCCTGTCGAAACTGCCGCCGCACAAGCCGCTGAATCAGCAACTCAATACCGGTGTTGTAACCCCCGATGCTGTTGCTGACGACAAGTTTGTTGGCTTGTCATTTCGCGATCTGAAAAAAACAGCGGAAGGCCAGAAGTACCTGACCAAGCTTCAGGCAGCCGACCCGGAGGCTTTTGAAAAACTCCGCTCCGGTAAGTAATCCACAATACCAATTCATAAGGTTCAATCCAAATAAGGTTCAATCCATTCAACCCTTCAAACATGAAGTTCTTAAAATTTATCTCACTCCTTCTGCTCAATGCCTTTATGGCCATGTTGATTGGCTCGGCAGTAGCGCCCGCCCTTGATGTATCCGCGCTGTCGGCGGCAAAAGTTGTTTTCTGCGCGCCTCCCGGCATTTACCTTTTTGTAAAGCTGACTGCTTCCGCGCTTTCGATTCCAATTCACGCAAAGCCCTTGTCTGGATTGTTTATGGCCGTTCAGGTTGAGAACTGGGAGGATTATATCATTGAAAATCTATACAAGAACAACGAGTTCTTGGAACAAAGCTTTTCAGAAAGTGACAATGTACTTGGCGGTGTTGTAGTGCATATTCCACAGGCCGGTGCGAAGCCCAGCGTGGTAAAAAACAGGTCAAGCTTTCCAGCTACCGCAGTGCGCCGAACGGATACCGATGTTACTTACCCGCTTGATGTATTTAGTACCGATCCGACGCACATTCCAAACTTGGAGAAAAATGAAATCTCATACGACAAACAGGAATCTGTGTTTGGTGATCACCGTCAGGTGTTGTCGGAGTCTATTGCCGACGAGATTTTGTACAAATGGGTAAATGCATTGCCGGTCGGCAATATCCTGCGCACTACAGGCTCTCTGGTTGCATCGGCTTTGTCGCCGGGAGCAACCGGCACCCGCCGCAAATTTGTGAAAGAGTCGCTTGCTGATGCCCGCAAGCTGATGAATAAACAAAAAATCTCTAAGGAGAACCGCTACGCGCTTATTCCGAGCGACCTGTATGCTGAACTGCTGGAAGATGCTGACCTGAAACAGCGTGATGGTGTTAACGGCGGCGAAACCGATTTCAAAGAAGGCAAGCTGGTTAAGCTTTACTGCTTCGTACTCATTGAGCGCGCAGAAAATACCGTGTTTGACAATGCCTCAACACCTGCTGCGAAAGTACCTGGAGCCGCAACAGCTACAAGCGACAATCAGGCTGTTATTTGCTGGCAAAAGGATT